ACGGTAGTGTTGGGGCAATAGCGGGTGCGGCAGGTGTTAGTAAACCAACCGCAGGGGGTGCTACAGCGGCGGCACAACCTGTTCCCATCCAAGGACTATCGCCTACAATTTGTGAAAAACCTTTTAGAAATTCTTGTCCAAGACCAACAACACCGTCTTGGCTTTGGTGCATGAAAATTTCTTGATAAGCCTGTTTGGGGTCTTTACCGTTTACTCCGACTTCATAATGGTAGGCTGACATTAGACCTGACACCGATAAATTCATGCCATTACCAAATGCGTTCTGTTCGCCTGCACCACCTGTGTATTTAATGAATTTACGCCCTGCGTAACTATCCATTGCAAATTCAGTTACCCAACCGTCATCCTTCCACGTTCCAAATTTTGGAAGTTCATACTTGTAGTTAGTGGTGTTCCAATTACTTAAAATTTCATCTACACGCTTTTCAAGCGCAACCGTGTCTTGGTCAGCGTTAGGCGGGTTGTAGTATTTAAGGTAAAACTCTTTAATTGCTTCTTTGTCGCCTTTAGCAATACGCATAGGCAAAGCCATAGCGTCATCGTTAGGAACACGCTTATCCTTACGAATCAATTCAAATAACGCCTGACGCACTTCTAGCGGCGCATTGTTAAAGTCTGTTTCTGCCCCCGCATCTGTATCGTCATAGGCTAGTTTGGCTTGTTTGTCTAAGCGCAGTGACAATGCTTCATATTGTTTTTCAAGATGGATTAGTGCTTCGTCTAGTTTAAGCAGTTCAACCTGTTGTCTTTGAATTTCGCCAATCGTAATAGCAGGATTAGCCGCAACATTTTCAATTTCGGCTTGTTTGGCTTCTATTTGTTGTAGAAGTGCATTTCTGTTACCAACACCTTCGACTACTGCTTGAACGCTTTCACTTACGTTAACGCGAATTTCTTGTAGTTCAGTCTTTTCAACCTCTGACAATTCGCTGTAATTAAATTGCCCTGTTGTTGAATAATTACCATCCGAAAACTGCGGTTTAGTGATAGTAAACATCTTAGTAATAACTAGCGCACGTTGTGCATCTAGCGACAACGATGTGGCTTTTGCACCCTTTTGAATATCTGCAACCCAATCAGGTGCTTTGAAAGTAGGGTTAAATTGTTTACTAAGGTTAAGATATTTATTTGTCAGCGATAACAATTCATCCTGACGTAATTGAAACACACCACCTTTTGTGCCTGTTTCATTTAAAATATTTCTGTTTGCGCTTTCAATAGGGGAAATAAAAGATACTGCTTCGTTAATAGTATCTACTTGAAAGTCGCTTAATCCATTGGCTTTCTGAATACCATCTAGCAACGTCAATGTAGCTTCGCCGCTAGTTACCAATGTGTTTAAAACATTAGGGCGTTCTTCTCTTTTTTCTTCTTCACGCTGTGTAAATTTCTGATTTGGATACAGAACATCTTTTGACAAAATTCTTTCGCCACGTTCAAACAAACCTTTTGATGGGTCACCTGTCCAAAAGCCACCGCCCATTTTAAGTTGCATTTTTTGAGCATCAGTTAAATCTTCCCATTTATACACTGGTGCTTTGTTTGCTTCTGATTCTGCAATGCTCTTAGCCAATTCCTGATTAAACAATGACATTTCAGGCTGATTGACCAATTCGCCACGCATATTCTCTTTGCCGATTAATCCATTGCTATTACCAACAACGGTTGATGTTTCTTTATTTGCAATCTCGCCTTCTGTGTTAATTAGGACATTTCCACTTGCAATAGCGTTTTCAGTTAACGTGCCATCAGTTTTTGGTTTAATTACAAGGTTTTTTTCTGTTTCAACAGTCAGGTTCTTATCCTGCCCTGATAAAAGGGATTCATTAAAATAATCCCATGACTGTTGGGCTATACCGTAATGCGAATTGATTTCAGAATCAGAAAATCCTGCCGCCCTCAAAAACGGTCTTTTGCTATTAGTAAAGTTAATGATATGTTCATCACTAAACCCTGCTTGTTTTAACTGTAGGACTGTGACGTTATCTACCATTATTCACCTACAACATTAAAGTTTGCGCCGCCTGCATCTGTTGCATTACCTTGTAAGAACAGTGGCAAATTGCTTGAATTGCTAAATTTGTTTTTCAACATCCACGCATCAAGACGTGGAAGATATTGTGACATACTTTCGTTTTCTTTTCTTACAGGCACATTAACAACAGTTGGGTTGCTTCTTAATGTGCTGTTTGCCCAACCTGCCGCATCAATGCCGTATTTACCATCTGTCATCCAATTTGTGTTAATGTATTGCTGTGCGGTTGAATTGAAAGTAGTTTGAGCGGCATTTACTTTTAAGTCTTTGTAAACTTTAATTATGTCGTTCACTACATAATTTGGACTTTCAGCATTAGCCAACATATTTTCTACGCTATAACCTTTCTTCTGACCTTCGGCTATAATTCTGTCTAAATTCTGAATAGCCATAAATGCTTCTTGGCTCATTTGACCTGATAAGCTATCCATAAAATTTTGCAGTTGTTCTAAATTGTTTAAAGAACCACCGTTTGCACTCATGTTAGAAAGTGCCGCAAGTTTGTCAGGTTTTTCACCCATTTCCTTCATAATTGTGCCAACCGCACGTTTATAAAGCATGGCGTAAGGCGCGTTCCTTGCCTTGATTTTTTCGTCAACAAGTGTGTCCAAAGCCGTCATTGTGTCAGGCGAAATTAACTGACCGTTAAGCCAAAAATCACGAATGATTGCTTTTTCTTCTACCGTATCAATAACATTTGCAGATATTAAATAACGCAACATACCTTCTGCGGCAATGCCTTGCTGTGTTTCCCACGGTTTTGTTTTGTCCTTAATGTTGCCAATCGTAGTGAAATACGCATTTTTAAGTGTCAATTTTGCTTCAGGTGATAGCGTATTATCTTTTTCCAAATCAGTCAGAAAATTTCCATCAGGCTGTCCTGTAGACATTGTAATAATACGGTCAGCAAAACTAATCTTTGAACCGCGTTCTCTATCAGTTCGTTCACGCTCAAAGAATGTATCTTGTTCACTATCCTTTTCACGATAACTTTTGACAAGACCTCTGCGCAATGGGTCATCAACAGTTAGTTCATTTCCTTGAACGTCTGTCATTTTAAAATTAGGGTCAGCGGCTTTGTTCGCCAGTTCGCCCCAATTTATTGCGCTTGTTCCATTTGGTGCTTGTAGCGGTGCTATACCTTTACTTGATTGATGAAATAGAAAAGCATTATTAGCATATGCTAACATTCCATCACCGTCAGTCTTGTATCGTTGTCCGTCAATAAATTCAGTTTTAGCGTAATTGGTTAACGTGTCATCTGTCCAAGTTTGATAAATACTTTGGACTTCTTCAGCGGACGATGCAGTATCTATTTTGTTTTGGGTATTAACCCAAGTCTTATCATATTCTCTTTGTGCGTTTACAAGACGCTGTTTTTTGGCTAAAGCACGAATGTTTCTAATGCCTTCAATTCTTCCTAAAGTATGGAATGGCTCATGTTTTTTCCATGCAACCTCATCATTGTCAAATGCGCCACCTACACCTGTTTTAGTGGCAGTTAATTTATCGTAACTGTCAATAAATTCATTTTCCCATGATTCCCAATCAGTTCTGCCTGACGTTTCAATTTGGTAAACAAAATCATCGTTGTGCAACAAACTGTCGTTTTTGCCGTTTTCATTTTTAGAAACAAGGTCAAGGTCACGTAGTTTGGCTTCCATACGAATTTGACTATCCGCATAGGTAGACACTAATTTCATCATGGAATTACCCATGTTTGACATAGTGTCTGTCACGCCCGTTGTTAGGCTACGCCCACTGTTTACAGGCGAAGAACCTAAATTACCGTCATATCTTGGTATCTTAATCGCCATTAAACTGTTGTCCCATATTTCTTAGCATAGTCCATCTTAGATTTGTATGCGCCTGCTGAAGCCGCGCCATCCAATAATGTGCCTACCATTTGATAATTAGCCGATGTTAACTGCCCCTTTAATTCTGCGCTTGCGGCGGCATTTTTTACCGTTAATCCTTTTTCCAAGAACCACATATCGTTTTCAAATTCTTCTTGGTCTGCGGCGGCAATAAGTAAACTACTTCCTGTAAATAATTGCGTTCCACTAGCACCACCTCTAGCACGTTGTTCGCTAAGAAGTTTAGTTTGTTCTTTAAGTTTTTTTTGTTTGTCGTAATGATAGTTAAGTGTGCGCTCGTATTCTTGCCAAGCGGCATTAGCTTTCATTGTTTTTTTCTGTTGTTGGATGCCCATAACGGTTACTGCCGTTGATGCTACCATCGCAGGAATTACCCACCATGCCATTATGCGCCCCCCTTCCTAATCGCTCGTAACCAATGTGCCTGTGACACCTAGGACTGTCATTGGCAATGGTTGTGCTTGTTCTATTATTATCTGACCATCTCTATCCCATCCTAAGTTGGTCACCCGTTTGTCGCCTGTAAATTCTTCAATATTCTGCCCAACAGGGGTAGACGAAGTTCTGAACGGTATTTGGTCACCGTTTATTGCTACACCAACCGTTTTGTATAAACGGACGGTAACTTCATTATACCTTTTTGGACGGGCTTGTGCCGTTCCTGCTTGCGCCCCTGCTTCTACTCGCATTGTTTTAATCTTACTGATGTATTTCAATCCTATCTCTATACTTTTATACCCCGAATTGGCAGGTAAGTTAACTGTTATTTTTCCGTTTGTTACTGTTTGGTTAGGATAAACAGCGTCACCAATTAGGATTTGGACTGATTCGCCTTCTAAATGGTCTAGTCCTGTCACATCTGTAGACGAACCATTAACCGTTCCTGATAGGCAGGAATCCATATTTACGGTCTTACTTAGGTATTCAATGTATGCGCGTTTAGTATTGCCAATCGTGCGTTCTACACAAAGCCATACTTGGTTTTCTTCGTCTTCAGAAATAGTCGCAACAGACTTGCATTTTGCGGCGGCACGAATATAGTGTGTGCCAGTGCCAGTGCCAATTTGCACAATCGTGCGGTCTAATGCTTGTTGGTAGGTTTCTGCCAATTCAATCTCATTGGCACTGCGCACTACCACATAATAATCTTTTCCATTTTCAAGACCTGCAATCTTGGTATTGTTGTTTGCGTCATACGTTACTCTGTCACCTACCGCATAACCATGCCCATTAATCGTGATATAACCGTTGTTTAGCGCGTCTGTTGTATAGCTAGTTACCGCAGTAGCCGCATTAAACGAATAGCCGTTGTAGCCGCCTATAATGTGCCTGTGCCATGCCACCACGTCTTCTTGACGCTGATAGGTCATTCCGCACAGTGTTCCGTCTTCACGAACCACCCAATAAATACTTTCAGGTTCTTGTGCATAGGCTACGTCTACCGCGCCGTTGCCTAAGATATGTTCTGCCAATAGGCACATATCAGGTGCGGCATACGCATCGTCTTCAAACTGATACGCAAATTCACGGATTTTCTTACGCTGTTTCTGCACAAATAGAACCACGTTACCAATCTGAATTGGTTCTGTAGTCCACCCACCGTAGGTAGTTTGCTGTGTAATCGACACGTTGTCAGGCTTTAGCGGTTCGCCTGTAGGTCTGCCCACTTTAAATTCACCACCCGCTGTGCCGACAATTAAGTCACGCGCAGGTGCTAGCCAACGAATTGTGTTAACCCTGTTAGCCGCAATCGTATAGATAAAGGCTTCTGCCGCTAGTGAAGTTCCTGTGGAAAAGTTTGTGTATAGACCTGATTGTGATGCCCAAATAGTCTGTGGATAAGCTGTAGACCCCGCAAACATTAACCTTTGTTCAAAGAATGATACGGTTCGTGGGTAACCTGTGTGTTCTGACCATGCACCTAATGACCAATCAGTTGTTGCCGCCGCCGATGACAGTGCTTTTTTAATCTGCCATGTAACTTGCGTAGGTGAATTGTAGGCTGTAATCACGCCCCAACCTGTAGTCATACGCACTAAACGCCCAACATCGTCAACGTGAAAACCTGTAAGACCTAATGCGTCAGGAAATAGACCTGATGCTGTTAGCGTTCTTCCTGTGCCTACACCTGTTGCAGATGATGTAAACGTAAAACTTGATGTGTTTTTATCAAGATATGGACCATCTTCAAATGTTTCGCTAACTAGCGTCCACGATGTATGTCCTGTTCGTGATAGTTTTTTTGGCGGTAGAGTTTCGTGAACAATATACATAACGTCCGCAGACTGCGTATATTGGATTTCATACAGTATACTTTCAGTGATTGGGCTAGCAATCTCGTAAACTTTGTTTGCTGTGCCGCCTGACGTATATGCAGTAAAAGATGTCGTATCTATGCCATTTAAAGTAAAGTTATTAGCATCCACAACAGTAATGCGATAACGCCTGCCATTGATGCCGTCCATACCAACAACAGCATAAATCCAAATATCGTCACCCGTAGTATATCCATGACCGACAGACGTGACGTTTGCAGGATTTGCTTGTGTAATTGCTGTGATGTTCTTGGCGGCTTCTGTAATCTGCCCACCATCTTTGTAGAACCTTATATACTGGTCACCAAATTCCAACACGTAGGATTGTTCTACGTTAAATTCAAAAGGAATTAGACGACATTTCTTTGTGCTGTCTTTTACTTCAGCAACAAATCGCGTTCCATAACGCCGCGTTGCACCCCCTTGAGGGAACACCGTCATGTTTTCTAATGTTTCTACGCCATTAGAATATTTCTTGAAGTCAGTTTGACCTGCAAGTTTTGGTGTTAGTTCACCCGCTGTAAAGTTTGTTTGAAAAGGATGAACACGTGCCATTATCTTCTAAAGTCCGTAAATGTATCGGATACAAGGTCTTCAGTAGTTCCTTCTTGTCCGTCTACACTACGTGCTTCAGAAAGTTTTTGTTGATATAACTTTTCCATTTGTCCTTGTAATTGGACGCTACCAGTTACAGGGTAAGCCAAATCAACAGCTAACTTTGCTGTTAACACGTCAACGAACATACTGTCGAACAAGACCGCATTAGTGACCCGCGCGATATATAGAATCTTTGCTGTGCTTTCGTTGGTAATTAATACCCGCCCAAAAGTAGAATCGTTTTCTATTTTGAAATCATAATCGGGGTATTCCATTCCCAACACGCGCAAGCAATATGGGTTTGTAGGTAGTGCATACTGATAGTCATAACCGTATGCAGGTGTTGCTGTTAGTTTCGTTAGCGTAGCCCGTGTGATTGCAAAATTCCACGGGTGACTTCTTAAAACTGAATCCCTTGCGTCTGCAAAAAAAGCATTACACAAACGGGCGCGTTCTGTGTCATCAGTTAAAGACGTAATTGGGCTGTCACCCAACCTACGTAGGGCGTTTGAACAAATTGATACGTCTGTAGCCATATGAACACCTAAGAATGACGGGGGGTTTTACCCCCCCATCAAGCCCTTTTAGTCGGTTACATACAGCATAGTCAACGTGACTTTGCCCGTTGCCGCCGCACCCCCGATAGTAACGGTAACTGGCACACCGACTTCGTTTGCATCTGTTACAGAAGCAAAGCCAAGTGCAAGTGTTGCCGCCGCATCTACTACTTGTGCAGAAGTAGAAGCCGCCGCCGCTTTATACGCCGCCGCCGCCGCTGATACGGCAGAGCCGTTAGAAGCAGTGTGCGCCGCATAACCAACGCTCAAAGTAGTTGATGCACCTAGGGCTTCGTGACCTAGTTTAGCACCAACAATTCGTGCGCCATTCGGCAAGTTAAACATTTCTATTACGTCACCACTAGCGGTAGAAGCAGTAGTGTATTCGCCATAAGCGACACGCACACGTCCTGCCAATTCGTTAGTGTTGACCTTTTCAGAGGGGTTATTCACAGACCATTTGGTCTTTTGAACAGAGTATATTGTAGCCATTTTCTACTCCCCCTTATTCTGAACAAGCGACTTCAACGACTTTTTCGTCTTCTACTCGCGTAGCACCGATAGTCATTGAAAGAAACACTTGAGTTGCATAATTCTTGTCTGCACGTTCAGAAATCCTAGTGGATACATCTGCACCTACAGCAAGCCCGATACCTGAACGGCAAAAAGCCAATACTGAACGGTTACCGCTACCATCTAAAGCAAGACGTTCGGTTCGGATAAAGTTGAAACCTAGAAAAGTTCCAATTTGACCCTGAACCAAAGCCTTAACAGACGCATAGTCTGCTGAAGTGATTTTGGTTTCGTTTAGCATATTGGTCATTTGCTTACTGGTCACAATCATAAACCGTGGTTCGTCAGGGTCTACATCGTTACCGTCCAAGATTTCCTTGGCTTCGATAAGTTTTGCGATAGTAAGACCTGCACCGCCAACAGCGATTTTTTGTGCCGCAGGTAATGCAATAGATGTGCCGCCGCTGACACCGCCAAAGGCGTTGCCTGAAGCCGCCGCAATTACTGCATCGTCCATTGCTCGACCCATAGCCCATGCACCTGCCATAGCGTATTCGCTTTGGGGTGAAATAAGCATACGGACCTTATCTTCTTGGTCAATCAGGTCTGCCCAATCATAGTCATCCATAGTGACTTTACGTCTACTATGGGGTGTGTCCATGCGTGGCGTATCTGCGTGACGTGATGTGCGTTTCTGTGCCGCTACAGAGCCGATACGTTCAAAGTAATGCGATTTCCCTGTTACTGTTTCAGTTCTTACCGCATCCCTCAAACGTGAACCTTTCTGTTGCGCCAAGTGAAACACATTGCTTTTGTATTGTTCTACAAAAGCGGTAGTGATTTGCACTGACATAATCAGTTCTCCTTCCGTTTAAGTTACAAAATAGTCTTTCGACTGCTTTACGGTTTTTGTCCTATAAAGGGAAACCTCATCACTTACGGTGACTAATCGGATTGTTAAGGCATCACGCCCACCACACAGATTGTCCTTTCGGTTCTGACGTAGTTAGGTAACTATACCATATAAATAGTTAATTACCATAAACTTTTTCGTGCAATTCTCGCATCCTTTCTACCGCCGCCTTATGTTCAGGATGTTGGTCCTTGAAATATGGGTGGTTTGGATTATTGAATACTTGCTCAATTTCCATCTTAGCGTCAAGCGGTGATACAGCCAAACGGTTGTTAGCCGTGTTTTGCGCCATATCTTCCGTAATCTCTTTGCCAAGTTTTGCGAACAATTTAACTACCGCAGGATGATTGCCTGCCGATGTATTCATCAAATCAATGATTTCTTCATCGCCATACACCTGCAAAGCACGTTGTGCGGCACGAACATTACGGTCATACTCTGCACCCCATTCTTTCTTTAGGTAGTCTTCTGTTTCGATTTTCTGTGCGGCTAACTGTGAAGGTTCGTTCTGAATAACCTCTGCCAATTCGCCTGACTGATAATCAATCAATGCTTGAACCTGTTTGTTGTTCAAGCCGTTAGCGTGTGCTACTTCTTTGAAACGACTTAAAGCCCCTTCATCGAAATACTGCTTAACTTCTTCATTTAATTGATATTCATACTTGTCAGCCGATTCAGGTCTGCCTAGTTTGTTGTAGACTTCCGACAGTTCTTCGTCAGTTTTAGGTAGGGGAATACGACTTCCCATAGCCTTCTGTTGGTGAATTACAGTCTTGGCAAGGCTTTCAACGTCCTTGAAGTTCTGTAACGTAGGTTCATTGCGGATGTCTTCGGGCAGTGACGATTTCCAATCAAGATTATCGCCACCATCTTCAGAACCCATCAATGTCGATTCGACAGGGTTTGCCTGTTCTGTGGTAACGGTCTGCTCGTCCATAGTTTATTCTTTCCTTTCTTTTATCATTGTTAATATGCGTAGCACCATACTACGCTGTCCTTCCTTGTAAGCCGTGGCGTATGGGTCACTGCTAAAACTAATCCTGTGACCATATGCCGCTTCCAAGTCTTGTAGCACTTTCGCACCCGCAGGTGACGTAAAACACTGCTTATAGTTCTCGACTAATTCAGCGTGTTCTTTATGCAATTCTTCTTCTATATCTTCCATTATTTTTTATCTTTCTTGGGAAATCCCTTTTTCATATTGCTATAGGCTTCAGGCGAAACAGTAGAATCTTCTTTAGAACGACTTGTTCCTGCCGCCTTTCGCTTGTTTATATTAAAATACAATCCTTTTCTTTTAGGTATCATATTACTGTTGCTCCATCTGTCGCATTGCTTCCGCTTCAGCCTGTTGCATTACGTCTTGAGTATTAGGGTCACCCATAACTTTTGCTGTTTCGGCTTGCGTCTTAGCCACTTGTGATTGCTGTTGCGCCGCCATCATTGCTTGTTGTTGTTGCATTGCTTGTTGCTGTGCTTGACGTTGTTTAGCAACATCACGTGGGTCACGCATAACTGTTGCAGGAACGCCCAATAATTTAGCCCTCATACGAATAGCTTCATCATGGTCAATGTTATCCATGATACTTGGGTCAACCTGCGCAATATTCATGCCAAGTTGATATAGACGGTCAATCGCTTGCGCTTCTTCCATACGTTGTGAACGCGCTAACGGTCCAACATACTCTACGTCCATTTGACCACCTGATTCCATTTCACGTGGCGGTTCTAACAATGCACCTGCACGTGACATGATTCCGTAAATACGTTCAATAAGTGGGTTCAAAAACTCACTTTGGAATCTGCCAAGGGTAGGTCCAAGCAATCTTTGCATCAATTCGTAACGAACCTGCACTTCTGTTGCGGTCATCTGTGGACCTTCTTGCAGTTGCAGTTGGTCAGAATAGTAAGCCTGACGAATTGCTGTTCGTAATTGTGTTTCTTTTAGGTCTGTAATTTGCCAATTACTGCCGATTTGAAGCGGTCTGATAGCGTTTTCGTTACGGACTACAGTAATACCCGCAGGCGTAGTTCTAACGCGCCCTATAACGCCGTCATCAGTCACAAGTAGTGGTGGGTCAATAGCCTTTGCCCACGCCTTCAAACCAATCTCTACAGCCTTGTTAATGGTCTTGATGTCAGGCAACGCATTGTAGGACGGTGAACGTCCATACATTTCGCCTGTAGCCTTTGACCATCTAGGAACAAGATAAGGAAATTCATTGTAGCCGCCTGTTCGGACTACCATTTTGTCTTCTTCACAGATGTGGCATGAATGGTATTTTAGTTTTGTAGCGACTTTGCCTGTTGCACGTTTGTAATCTTCAGACGGTTCTACCGCATGAATAAACGTAAATTCTTTATCAGGCTTTTGTTCGACTGCTTCTTTAATTTTTTCGCCAATATTGTCGTCACCAAATTCTTGCATGGCTTGACGGGCGTTCATTTTGTAGCGTCTATAAACCGTATCTACATACCCGTTAATATTTTCGGCTATGTAAAATTCACTTATGTGCAATGTATTGAAATGAATACTGCTTTCAGTAAAACCGCCTTTACCTTCTTCAACAAAAAGACAACCTGTGCCAATACTGGTCAGGTCTAAATACATTTCGTGGACTTCAGTATTAAAATTACTGTCGCTAAATGTGTCATACATTCTACGCGCAGTATCTTCTAACCATACTTTTACTTCACGGTTATCGTTAAGTTCTTTTTGTCGTAGTTTAAGGCTAAACCAAGGCAATGATGGGGATGTCAATGTGCCTTGTAGTGATGCGGCTAGTAGAGTATTTGCAGTGATTGCAGTGCTATCAAACAGTTTTTCTGTTCGCTTTTCACCTCTTGCACGAACAAAAGTAATATCCGCTTTTCGCGGCATAACATAGTCAAGAATTTCTTGCCAATGGTCTTCCCACGTCCCACGTTGTGTTGCCAAATATGATTGGCGTTTTTTAATATATTCGTATGGTGATGCGTAGGATTCTGCCATGTTACACCACCGTTCCACCAAGCATAGTCTTTGCCGTAGATGCTTCTTCCTCAACACCAAGACCTGATGTTAGGATAGTGCCGTATTTACCCTGCTTGTTGACATTAATCATTTTATTTTTTTCTGCTGTTAGCGCGGCTTCCTTTTTCTTGGTTTCGTCTATAACAGAAGTGTCAACAGGGGGCGGCATCTGTGGTGCAGATTTCATACCCATTTACATTCCCCTTTCAAAATTCCGTAGATTGCACCGTCAACCCAAATGCCATCCACATTCATTATATTTCTTATGATGCCTTCTTTTTTAAAGCCGACACCTGCTAGTAACCGTTCATTGCGCTCGTATCCATTTACACAAATTCCTGTCATCCTATTACATTTACACTGGTTAAACGCATAATCAAACATCAATTTAATGTTGCGCCTTGACGCAATCTTTGGGTCATCTAACGCTAAATGCACCATGATGTTGTTCCCATCATAGTCGCTAAACAGCAATGCACCAACGACTTCATCATCTTTTGTAAACGCAATAACACGGTCTTCGTGTTCAAGCGGTCTAAGAATGTGCGCCCTTGGCTGAAGGTATTGATAGGCTTTGTCATAAATTTCCCTATCCACCCTGACTTCAACCATGATGCCACCTTATCCGTTATGCGCTACCTTCGCCCATCAGGTTCTTGACTTTTTTCTTTGTCCCGCCAAGCACCGTCTTTGCAATGTTTGCTTCTTCCTCTACGCCACCTGCGCTACTCATAATGGTTGAACCACCATACAGAGAACCCGCTGTCGCAACCTTTGCTACTGCCGCTTTAGCCGTCTGTGCTTTTTCAACAGCTTTTTTTGCTACAGTAGGTGCGGTAACTTTTGGCGTAGGTGCAATGACTTTTGCCACTGCTTTAAATAATTTTTTAACTGCACCCATGTTTTGCCCCTTTCATTAAGCGAATACGTTAAAGTCATTGTCGGAAAACATTTGCGTAGGTTGATAATCCTGAACCCGTGCCTTCCTTATTGACATAACTGCATAACGCAAAGCACTGATAATGTCATCATTAGCGGCAACAATTTTACCGTCATTACGATGATACATTCTCAGTTCTTCTAATAGTTTACCTTGATTACTAAAAATTTTCAATCTGTTAGTTGAAAACCTTGTGAACATCTCTTGAATACCTGCTTCAACAGATATACCGCCTGTTCCTTCCTTCATTCCCTTCTGTGGTGGGTTTGTAAAGTGTTCACGTGTTAGGTTTACACCCTCATTGCGATATTGTTCGGCAAGTGACTTACCTGAACCTTTATCTGCTTGTCTACCATCCATAGGATAAATAACAGGAATCCAATTACCCCTAGCCTTGAAAGCACTTGCATGAATAGGCACTGCTTCTTGGCGTAATGCGTAAGTATCATAAACATAAATACAGTCAGCATCCCTATCCCACGCTACCCACGCACCCGCTGTTGGGTGATTCCAACCAAAGTCGATACCCGCCATTCTTGCCCAATGCGCAGGTATTTCAATCGGTTCGCAGACCATTTGGCTTTCAGGTAGCGGAAAAACAAGACCTGAACCTAGTTGCGGTATGCCTTGCTCACGCATCTTTCTTTCATGGGGTGGCAATGCCGCAAGTATTTGTTCACGCACTTCAGGTGTCATATGTGGGGCATCATCCCATCCTGCTTGTATCAATGCTTGTCCTGCGCGTAGGTCATTTACAAATTGTGCAACCGTTTCGGTCATGCCGTTTTCAGGTGTAAAGGTCATATAGACAATACCGCCTTTGTCAGCGGTTCGGGTTAACGATTGTGTGTAGATTGATTGTGGCGGTTCTTCGTCTAGCCAAATCACATCTAGTGATTCACCCATCCATTTTTCTTTGCCCATTTCGTAAGCCTTAAACGCTAGTCGTGACCACCCACCAGTAATGTGTTTAATGACAAGACTGTTCATAGCATTAGGCACACCCGCTTTACGCACCGTTTCCCCAATGTATTTTAGTGGAATAGACCCCGTTCCCTTGGCAGTAGGGTCATCAGGCTGTCCAACCAGTTCTTTTTGGCAGATGTCACGGGTGGTTTCGTTAGATGCACCCCCTGCCCACGCCCGTATAGGGCGTTCAAATTTTTTGCCTTTCCACCAATCAGGGTAGTGACCCGTCAAATGGTAAGCCATTTCCATAGCCCCACAGAAAGACTTTCCGATACGGTTACCTGCCATTAGTAGCCGCTGTTGTGCCTCTGTATTGTGGAATTTTACCTGATAGTCATACGGCGAATAATGCGCCATACGGTTAGTTGCCTTGCGAAATTCTAATTCTTTTGCGATTTCCACCGCTTTTGCTAATACACTGCTCATAATTTTGCCAAATCATCGCTATGAACCATTATCCAAAAACCTTTACGGTTCTTTTCAGCAAGACAAATAACAGGTGTTTTGTTTTCTTTGTCCGCTAGTTCCTTAGTTGCATCCCATAAGGTAACCACACTGTGCTTTTGACGCAATTTGACCTCTATAAACAGGTCATCATGCACCACATCGGCACGGGTTATCTTGCCATTACCCCCCGATAACGGTGTGCGTTCCCCACCAAAGTAGGCGGCAACCTGTCTTTCCCGTTGTTTCCATGCTTTATCACCCATACACCCATCATACCCCCATACTTAACTTAGGGCAATAGAAATGTGATGTGTGTTAACCTAGGTTAATACCTAAAAAAGCCCACCGCTGTGCGGATTAATCCATTGTAATGGGACAGGGCGGCGACTTTGGGGGGTGGGGGGGTCATTTGCGCCGCGTTGCGTCTACATTTTGCCTGCACCTGCGCCCATGCGCCTGCCCCCCACGCGCAGACACGCACACCCACGCGCCGCAGAAGATGTATGCCTGCCCCTGTGTGTAATGTAATGGTGATGATGCTAGCCCTTTAACAAGACCGCGCAGGCGATATGCCATGCCCGTGCCTTTGCTGTGGGTGCGTGTGTGTGTGCGGAAGAAACCACGTTTGCGCCTGTTACGGGCTACGTGATGAGGATGGTGTCTTGCCCCTATGTGTTCCCTATATATGGATGAAGGGAAGAAGCAGGGGTTTAGTGCTGTGTTTCTTCTTCAAGACCGCCGCCGATTGATTCGCGGCTGATGCCCATTGAAGCAAGCAGATGATTCAGTTCTGCTTCTAGTTCTGCGTCTGTGCGTTGCTTGGTTACATCTTCGACCTTGTGGACTGTCTGATACCCTGTGCGGTCAAGGACGCTGTTGATTGCCCCAAGACGGACGGCAGGCGATACCTTGTCATCAGTCATCAGGCTTCTAAGTTTCTCGACTGCTAGTGGAACGCTACTGCCTAGCATCTGCCTAGTGGCTTCGTCTATCTCGTTGACTAACTTGTTCTTCAGTTCATAGCCCTGCTGTTCCGCTGTCGCAGGACTGTATCCCGCCGCGATTGCAGACTGTGTTGCGTTGCCCGTCTGACTAAAGTGATGGACAAACGCTTTCTGTTTATCTGTAAGGGTTTTCGTAGTCATATCATCATTTTAACCTAAAGTAGTCACAAGTCAATTACATAGTGAAAATTAATTCTTGCGTGTATTCTGAAATGTGCTATGATGTTAACCGTCATCAATGTTGATGGCATAACTGCGAAAGGATAAACGCTATGAATCTAAGACAAATCGGGTCAAATATGACTGAAGTAACTATGAACGGCGCACGTGTGTTGTTCTCTTATGAAACGCCTGTTGCCGCCTACGTGGACGGCGAGGCTGTGAAGACTGCGCACAAGTGGTCTGTCACGACATCCAAGCACATCCGCAAATATCTAGGCAGTGACTTTGACACTGCAAAGGTTCTGCCACAGACAGCGTTTGCGGCTTTGCATCTTCGTGCTGAATTAGGGGGCGAATGATGAAAGGCTTGCTCAACGTGTTTGGTGCGGCGTTGCTTGTGCTTGGCTTTTTAGCCATTGCAGGCAGTGCGAATGACTGTGACGGCAAGTGCATGGAATACGCAAACGACATACCCACGATGCTTCTAGTCGTGGGCTGTGGCTTTGTGTCCTGTGCGCTTGGCGGCATTATGATTTTTTTAGCAAATGAAAGGGCTTAATTATGTGCGATAACAAAGTGACGCAATACGTGCCACGTGGCTACGACTATCGCGCCGTTGAAATGCGGTGCGGTTCTACTGGTATTCATGGACAACGCCTGTTGTGCGATGCCTGTGAGAATGATTCGGCGGTGCAGGAACGCTTGCGCCGTCACGATGCAAACATGGAAGCCGATAACGCATGGCTACGGTCTGCGGGTTGGGGGGAAATGTAATGAACGCTCAAGCACTGCTTTATCGTAATAAGTGGGTGCAGGTCATTCGTAAGGGGCAGGCACAGCCTACCCTTGCGGAAGCCCAAGCCTACATTGGCGGCTATGTTGAACGTGTGGAATTACCACGCGGCGACTTAGCTTTGGTTGATGAAGAAGGTCTGCTGAAGGACTTAGAACCAAACCCTGTGACCTTTGAGGAATACGGGGTTTTTCTATGTGGCAAGGCAATCATCATCGAATCTGATGCACGTAATCGCAAATCTGCGGAAGGGTGGGGATGATGACGTTATCGACTGACCTTGATAGGTTGGTTGATGCTTTGGCGAGGTTGACCCAAGACGAATTGGGCAACCTTGCAGAAGCATTGACCGAATCACGTGAAGAAACGGCAGATACATTGTCGTTTTTTTTGTGTGCTTGTTTACAAGACAAACAAATAAGAAAGGATGAAAAATATGGAAAAAACTGATTTAGACCGTAGTTTTGGCACGTCATTTAAAGGCAAGTTCATCATGCCCTATGACCTGCTAGTCAAGGCACTTGGCACACCACATTGGCAATATGTGCAACCTTTGAACGGTGAAATCGTTGAAGACAAGGTGGACGTTTCGTGGTGCTTTGAATTTGAGGAAGGACAAGTCGTGACCATCTATAACTGGAAAGATGGACGCGCTTACAACGGACGTGACGGCTTAGAGGTTGAAGACATTAGCGAATGGCACATTGGGGGTAATGATTATGATGTTGTTCACTTACTTGCAGAAGAAATCAATGCCCGTCTTGATGCGGCAGAAGATGGGGGGAATATTTATGAAGGATGAACGACATCTAGCCGCCATCGTTGGGGTTGATAAGCATTGGGTTGAAATCATTGTGTCACAGCGCAAGGAATTAAGCCCTGCACAACGTGCGGATTGCACTGCTTACATCGTAGCAAATGATGGGGCAATCTACACAGCAATCAACAAAGCCATTGCATCAATGGTGGATGAATGGAAGGCATTACAAAACTTGGAACAATCCAAATGATGACATATGCGTTCCGAATTTGTGTGTCACTTGCCGTATTTGTATTTGTGTTGGCGTTGATATTTATTGACCCAAATACAGATTGGCGTGGCGTTTTTATAGTCGGGTTCTGTAGCGTATGGAATTGGTTACACGCCCATGAAGAATATGAAAAGGAAAAGGCAAGAAAATGGAAAAATACAAAGCACTAGAATTGCTAGGAAAAACACTAAGGTCAGGTGACCACGTTTACACTGTAGTAAAACGAATCAGCAACAGTGGACAATATAGGCACATTGATTTCTATGTGTTCAAGCCGAAGCAGTTTTTTGAAGAAGGTGAAAACCAAGTAGAACACAAGAACATCAGTAAAGAGGTAGCACACGCTCTTGGTTTCCCATTTAAGGATAAGACAGGGTGCGTTGGTGTTCAAGGTGATGGCATGGACATGGGTAAATTTGTTGTCCAAGCCTTACAGGAAAGAATATTTGGTGACGATGGCAAATTGATTCACGTGCCGTTGTAGTTACTCGTAAATTTCACCGCTTAAAAAGGGGGGTAGTCCTAATTGGTCTGCCCCTCTTGCTTTTGTGCAACCACACGAACAGCCATTCACACCTAACCAAAGGTAAGTATCCTGTAGCAATTTGTCTTGTGTGCCAAACGTATGGTCAAACCATGCAGGTTCATTGTGGTAAGCGTTGTCACCTAGCCTATGGTGAAGCGGACACAGGGGCATCGTTTCAAAGTGGCTTGCCCGTCTTCCCATGCCCGTGTGATGACGGATGTGATGGATTTCCGCAGGCGTATCCCATATCCCTAACTTAGCGCAAGCGATACAGCCAAGGCTAGCAACGCTGTTTAGATGTTTCTTTTCTTTTACTGTGTGTGGTTTACGCGCCATATTTTTTCTTTTCAATAGTTTGGTTAATCATTTCAGTCTTCCAACGCTCAAAGTTTATGTCCACAATTTTCTTTTCCCATGCCCACTTTGCTTCTTCACTGATAGCAACCCCAAGCATCTGAATGTGGTTCTTGTAACGTGGGTCTGCCCGTGCTTCACGTTCCTGACCTGCGGCAGTCTTTTCACCCTGCACCATGTATTCTTTCATCAATTCAGCAAGCAGAATTTGCCTGCCGTATTCCATGACAGACAGGTCTTGCTTTGCTTTGGCGTGGTTTTCACCAATCTCGCGCAGTTTGTGTAACTGCCGTTCCATTTGGTCTTCGCTCATGCGTTTGCCCCTCTAAAGTTTTTAGACTTCGCTTTCTTAATACGCAGATGGTGAAGGAAGCCTTTGACTTCATCACCTACAGGCTTGGGCGCAACCCGCTTCGTGTGCGGAAAATGACCAAACTTTTCTTTGAATGTCCACGATGCCCAACCTTCCTTGTAACCTTTGCTTTTTGCATAGAAGACTAACTGCGCATAGAAATCTAACTTATGCTGTGGGTTAATCTTTTCTTCATCTTTTGGTAGTTCAATCAGCCTGCCTTCTTTAATCAAAACCATTTTGCTTTCGGCTGTCGGTGCAAATCCACATGACGGACATTCAATCGCCCCTTTGAATGGGGTGTAGACCGTGTGACATTTGCAACAAGTGAACGGCTGTTTCTCTATCGGCTGTGGTTCTTTCTTTTTAGGGTCAATAACCAAGCCTTCAGTCAGTTCCCATTTCGGCACGTCTTCAGGAAAACCGTGTTCATACACGCAACCTGAATGGTCAATAATTAAGGTGTCTTTCTTACCCGCAAACGGACGCAATGAACGCCCAACCATTTGCAGATACAGACCGTATGATTTAGTTGGACGGGCAAGGATAACGCAGGAAACCTTTGGTTCATCCCAACCTTCAGTCAACACCTGACAGTTACACAACACTTTAATCTTGTTTGTATGCAGGTCATGCAACACTTCTTCACGTTCAAGTTCAGGAATTTCACCATCAATGTGACCCGCAGGGATGCCGTTCTTACGAAATATCTGTGCCACATAGCGGCTGTGTGCAATGGATGTGCAGAACACAACAGTCGGTCTGTTCTCTGCATACCTAATCCAATGCGTCACTATGTCGCCAACCAATTTAGGTTGGTTCATACGCTGTGATAGCGGTCTGTTTTCGTAATCGCCACGCACAACCTTGATACCTTGCAGGTCAGGCATTGTCGGTGCAACCACACGGTTTGGCACTAAGAAACCACGGTCAGTCAGTTCACGGATAGACCCACATTCGATGAGGTCATCATACATATTAGCAAGACCCTTGCCGTCTGACCTACATGGGGTGGCAGTCAAGCCAATCACGTAAGCATCAGGGTATTCAGCAACCAAGTCACGGAATGATTTGCTAACTGACCGATGTGCTTCATCAAGAATAATTAGGTCAGCGTTAGGCTTTATAAAGTATTCGTTGTCCTTCCTTGCAGTAAAGGTTTGGACACTAGCAACGGTAGTCTTAGCCCACGAAACGCCTGATTTACCTGCCATCAACACACTGTGATTGACTTCAAAGTCATGCAGTTTGCTACTACATTGCATCACCAATTCACGTCTGTGCGCTACAAACAGGCATGACTTGTGGTTCTTAACCGTTGCACTAATCATGGCTGACGCAATCACAGTCTTGCCACTACCTGTTGGGCTAACCAACAGAACCTTTTTGTTGCCGCGTCTGAAACTATCGCGGATAGCATCAAGGGCAGTTTGTTGATAATCACGCAGGTCCATATCGTTTCCATATATCTCTTAGTTGAAACATCACTTCACTAATGCTTTCAGGTGGGTTGCAAGCGGCGGCAAAGGCTTGTGCTTCTGCTTGTGCATACTCAAAACTTTCACCACGCTTGCGAATAGCAATTAACATCTTTACCAATGCTTCATGCCTGTCACCTTCGCCTACGCCATAGCGCAACGTGCCTGAATACTTTCCTTGATAGGTAGACGGCTTGTAATCCATCTTAAATTCAGGTTTTTTTGGGCGTTCCAACCCTAGCCCTTCCCTAATTTCAGCCATCGTGTAGGGTTCACATGAAACCTGACTTAGCACTTTGATAGGGTATGGCTTGGCTTTGTGGTGATAAAAACCTGCAACACGCATCACACGTGGCAAGTCTTTGACCTTTGGGTCAGCGTTAAACTTCTTAGCCAACGCCTGTTGATACAGTGTGAATGATGCCTTGGGCATATCCTTAACCAACCAATAGCAGTGGTATTTTCCAAAACTTGTGTTGACAATAATGTGCGGTTGTAGGTTAAACTGTTCAGGCAGGGGTGCGCCATCAAGGTCAATGAACACACTGCGGACATTAGTGATGCAGTCGGTGGTTCTCCCTCTGCCGTTAGTTTGATTGACGGTGAAGAACACCCCTGCACCCTGTCTGTTCAAATCCCACAGTTCAGCAATGTGTTCTTGGATAGTGCCATGTAACTGACGTATCAGTTTGCGGTTCTTACCCTTGTCATCAAAGGTCTGAAAACTGTGGTGACTACCAAACGCATCTAAGAACCAAGCGTAATGACTATTTTGATTGAACATCGTCTTCCATCCATTCATCATTAGGTTTGTTCCAACGTGCTTCAGCCCCTTTCTTACCTGCGGCTTGCCGCTTCGCCCTGTTTATTGCCTGTTCCCTGCGTTCTTCTTCCGCTTGGATACATACAAGGCTGACGCTACCGTCACGTTCCTTGACCTGTTTGAACAGGTGCATCATCTTAGGCAACATCTTGTCTATCTTTTCGATGGTGCAATTACACATCTTAGATAGGATTTCAGGGTCAAGTGGTATCTTGTGTCCACGCCAACAGTGGCAATACAACAAGACATACGCGCCCTGTTCTTCAAGCGACATCCGCATCCTGCTTGGGTCACTTATCCAATCGCTTGCGTAAAACTGAAACGCAGGCGATTGCTCATCATTGGTTCGTTTTCTCATTTGTTTCTATCGCAGTTATTAAGTTTAGTTAAATGACATCATATATACCTAGGTTAAGTTTGTCAATGCCCAATTTAAGAAGACGGGTTAGGGCTTCTACTATCTTGGTATGAAGATGAAGGTGAAGTTGAAGATGAAGATGAAGGGGATAAAATCGCATTGGCTTTTTTTAATAACGCCATAGCATTGCTATAGCATTGCCATTTTTTAGGGCAAAAAATAAGGGGTAGGCACAATGAGGATAAAAGCCTACCCCTAAACCGCTTTGCTCTAAGGCTAACTGCGAATAGCCCTGCACCCTAGCGGTTGGGTGTGATAATCAAATCAGGGCGAATGTATTCTACTGTGTAATCGCCTAGTTTGGCAATCTGAAAAGCCCTTAGTGGTGGTATGGTTTGCCACTTTGATACGGCAGGGTGGCTAATACCCAACATACGGGCAAGGTTTTTGCCGCCGTAATGCGACACGATTTCCACCTTTCGTTCCTTCGCAATTTCAAATTTATTCATGTCTGACCCATCATCGTGGTAATTTACTTGGCTTAATATTACAGGTATAATTAACGCAAGTCAACACATAACGCTTGACACGCAGTTTAACCTACGTTAATATACAAACTCCAATAGTAAATCAGAAAGAGGTAGATTATGACTGCAATTATGGCAACAACAAACTTTGGCGGGGACGAAAAGCGTTACCCTGACGTATCCGTAGGGGTGCATCAGGCGCGTTGCGTCCGTGTCATTGACTTAGGCACACAAAAAACTGAATACCAAGGTGATGTATCTTGGAAACGTCAGTGCATGATTATTTGGGAAGTGCCTTCCGAAACAAACAACAACGGTGAACCGCTGACCATCAGCAAGTTCTACACGCTGTCGCTACATGAGAAATCCAATCTTGGTATTGACCTAACAGCATGGCGTGGACGTGCCTTCACTGAAATCGAAAAGCAAGGCTTTGACATTGGCAAGTTAGTCGGTGTGCCTTGCATGATAAATGTGATGGAAGGTAAGAACGGCAGACCACGTGTCACTAGCCTAATGCCTTTACCCAAGACAGCGGACATCCCTGCGCAGTATCACGAAAGCATCCTGTTCAGCATTGATGACTTCCAAAAGGGTGAACGTGGTGCGTTCAACAAGTTGGCAGATGGTATCCGTAACATCGTCCTGCGTTCCAAAGAATTGGAAAACTTTAACGCAGATGCAGAACACACTGGTGAAGACATTCCTGACTTTACCAATGATGAAGACATTCCATTTTAAGGGGGGGCGATATGAAATTTACAAACACATCAAACCTGCCTGACGCGATTGTCCGTGCAGTAACCAATGACCCATATGATGCTAGTGGTAGTGACATTTCTGCAACACGTTTGTTGCAACCACCTTTGATAAGGGTGCTTGAACAGCGTCATTGGGATGACATTGAAGAAGACGTGTCTGACCGTATCTTTAGTTTGATTGGTCAGTCTGTGCATCACACCATTGAACGTGCGGCACAGGGGGATGACATGGTTGAAACCCGTTTGTTTGTTAACAACGAACACACCCAAGGTTGGACGCTATCAGGTCAGTTTGACTATCTGTCAAAAGATGGTCAGTTGCTAGACTTCAAGACCACATCCGCTTGGTCAGCCCTTGATGCTATGCAGAATGGCAAAGGGGAATGGGAAGAACAGTTAAACATCCTTGATTATCTTATCCGTCACAACAAGGACAAGGTAAAGCATGAGGTCAAATCACTTGGCATCATGGCTATCCTACGTGATTGGTCAAAGATGAAGGTCTTGACTTCAGATAATTACCCACGTCAACAGGTTGTAATGATACCTGTGCGCCGTTGGACACCTGAAGAACAAGATGCCTATGTCATGGGGCGTATTGCTCTGCACAAGTCAGCCATGCTTCAGGAACAGCCACCTATCTGTAGCCCTGAAGAACGATGGAACAAGCCTGATACCTACGCCGTGATGAAAGACGGGCGTAAATCTGCCGTCCGTGTCTTGCCTTCCAAGGAAGAAGCAAAGCAATGGATGAAAGACAACAACATGGTTGAAGGTAAAGGATGTATGATTGTTGAACGTAAGGGTGAAGACACACGTTGCGCACACTACTGCCGCGTGAATAAGTTTTGCCCACATTGGAACAATGTTTCTTTTTAATTGTAACAATTTGTAACAATGAATGATGACTTCAAATTAACACGTGACCCTTTAGTTTCAGCTATTCTGAAACGTGCCAATGACCGTGCTAATAAGGGGTTGTTAGATTATGGCGGCACGATGGCAGACGCAAAGAAACCTGTGATTGATTGGATAGGGGATGCACAGGAAGAATTGTGGGATGCCATCGTGTATCTTGAAAAAGTAAAGCATTTACTAGGGGGTAATGATGCCACTTAAACGAGGTAGTTCTGATAAAACAATCAGTCAAAACATCAAGGCTTTGAACAAAGAAGGTGTTCCACGCAACCAAGCCATTGCAATAGCCTTAGAAAAAGCAAGGAAAAAACAAGAAGAAAAGCAAAAATCCAATTCTTGACTTCACAAAATAATTTATTCTGATAAAATAACCCTATGAATACTATAGGGTTATATCATGGCTACGCGGGGTAGACCCCCTAAAGCCCAAGTTCCAACAATTCATCCTGATGCAATCATGGTGAAGTTGGATACTATTGAAAAAATCCTAGAGCATAATCGGAAAGACATCGAAGACCTAAAGCAACAAGTGTCGATGGGAAGGGGGGGTATCAAAGCCATCTTCATCATCGGCGCAATCATCGCCGCCATCGCTACTGCGTATGGTTTATGGAAGGGGGTTCGCTAATGGCTTTACCACTACTAGGATTTCTTGGAACGCTGTTCAAGAACCCTATCACTAGCGTCATCGTTGATAAGACTATCGGCGCAGTTCAGCATGAATTAGAGAAAAAGAAAATCATTCGTGGCATGGAAATTGAAGCCGCGAAATCCATAGACATTGCAAAGATTGACCTAATGGCTGAACAAGTCAAGGCATCTAAAGGGTCATGGAAAGATGAATGGCTTACGCTAGTTTTCACAGGCATATTGATTGCCCACTTCACCCCGTGGACTGTAGACCACATGATACATGGATGGGATATATTGAAAGATGTCCCTGAAATGTTTTGGTATATCGTCTTAGCAATAGTATCGGGTTCGTTTGGACTTAATGCTATGGGTAAGTGGAAAGATAAGTAGGTAATGTTGTGGCAGACCCAATCACGATTGGTCTTGCCGCCTTCAGTGCTATCAAAGCAGGGGTAGCCGCAGGGAAGGAAATACAAAGTCTAGCAGGGGACATTGGTTCGCTATGGGATAGCATTGAAGCCATCAAAGCAGACCACACCAAAAAGAAATCTAAGAAAATACTGTCTGTTAATGAAGAAGCAATGGAAACATTCATTGCTAAGAAGCAGGCAGAAGACATGGAAAACCAAATCCGCGAATTGGTAATCAACACCCGTGGTCTTGACGCATGGCATGAATTGATACGCCTGCGTGTTCAGATAAAGAAAGACCGTATTGCCGCAGAAAAGAAAGCCAAGGCTGACCGCAAAGAAACTTTAGATACTATCCTTATATCTCTACTCATCCTTGCAGGTGTAACCATAATAGGTTTGTTCTTTTGGTTTATCATTAAGGCAAAGCAGGAATCACCCGCATGACAGCCTTCAGCAAAAACCTTTTGTTAGCACTTATCCCACTAGCACTAGCGGCAGTGGGCTATTTGTTTCAGGCATCTATTGCCATGCACGACAAACTATCTGTGATGGAACAGAAGATGTCGATACTTGTTGATATGGATAATAAGATTATTCCTAGCCCTGACAATGCTATAGCACGTAACCAAATTAGAATGGAATTGCAAGATGACTTGCATGATTTGGATAAACGGTTATCACTATTGGAAGCTATTATTCTAGGGAAGAAATGAAAGGTAACACATGACTGAATATAAATCGCCGCATGAACGTGAAGAATGGCAAGACCTTCTGCACCGCATCAAAGAACATGAAGGCTTTCGCAACACTATCTATCTTGATACATTGGGTAAAGCTACAATCGGATACGGTCACTTAGTTGTTGACGATGATGCCTATATAGAAGGGCAGGTTTATTCTGAAGAATTGCTATACAAACAATTCGGTTTGGATTTCGATAAAGCGTTCCTACAAGCACAGGAATTGTGGGAAGACTATCACCTACCGCACACCGCACAAGAAATCATTATTGAAATGGTGTTTCAGTTGGGGATGGGCGGGGTATCTAAGTTCCGCAAAATGTGGGAAGCGTTGAAAGACCGTGACTTTGAGGAAGCCGCCGCGCAAATGCTAGACAGCCGTTGGGCTAAACAGACCCCACGCCGATGTCAGGAAATGGCTAGTCGGATGGCTTCTTGTTCTGAATAGTAGCAAACGCCAAAGTCATCAGACCTGCCGCAATACCTGTTAGCAATGCTTCATCGTAGACACCACCAAAATGTGATGGGTGTGTAGCAAAATCAGCAATGGCTGTCAGAAAGCCTGTAAGCCCCGCTAAGACGTATCTATTGCTTGCATACTGTGGCTTTAGCCAAACCAAAGAAACAGCGGCTACGGCTGTTAGAAAGCCTGTTTCTGTAGCCTTTAACACATGACGTAATTCAATAGCACCGACATCGCCTTGCGTCATCATTAGGATGCAGGCGGTAAAGGAATCTCTAAATCGTCCTGCCCATATATGCAGGTTCTTAATCAGAGCGTCCACCCCTAAACAAATCCTTGATAGATAGCACTGCCTTCCTCAGAATGATACGAATATCAGTCCACAAGATTACCCATTTGTAATCTATTTGAGTTCCAAACTTTGTAGCAAATACAAAACCTAGCACCCAACCTATGATAAAAGCGATAAACAGTTCCATGTTACGCCTGCGATTCTGACCAAGAAATACGTCCTGCAATGTTGAACGGGTTAGTGTTCGACACGGTAGACGGGTCTTCTGTCAATCGGGCAACCACAGTCAAGGTATCAGGACCATCAGGGAAGACGTTGTTGCCGCCCATGATACTGTTACCAAGTGTAGCCACATCGCCCAAGTCTTGTGTAGTTGATATAGCCGCACGGTTTGTTGTGCCTGTGCCGCCCTGCACACGGAAGCGGAAGATGTCCAAGCCACCTGTAATCGTGTCACCGTTTTGGTGATAGATAAGTTGTGACAAGGATGGGTTCTGCACCGATGTCCAATCAGCGTTATCCACCTGACCATTCAATCGCAATGAAACTTCTGCGGCGTGGGTAGATAGGATACCGACTTGACTTAGGATAAGTTGCATACGGTTGATAATCTCACGTTCACCCAAGAAGCCAATCGTGTTGGTATCAACAGATGGTGACAATCTAATGGTGATAAGTGGGATTTCAATATTAACTGGTGCGCCACTAGCGGCTAGCGTTACAGTGTAGTTGCTGTTTGCGCCTGTCGTTGCTGACGGGTTACGGTCAATAACAAACAAGTCACGTGCCGCTTGGTTTTGATAACTATAGCCACGGCTTGACAACAAGTCAGGCTGATATGGACTACGGCTAAATGCACCATCCTGCGGGTTACGCAAACGTGTTGATGCCTGTAGGCTAGTGCCACTGATTGCCATGTTTTCAGCAACCTGATTGT